GAAAAAAAACTACGTTTTTATTCATCTTCATTTCCATAATGGTAACGAATGACACTGGAGTGTCCTTCGTAGGCAATCCTACATGAAAAAAAACTTTTTTTCATGACTTCCAGGGAATCCAGTCACAATTTTGGACCTAGTGGAAACAAGGGTGTGTGGGTATAATACAAGCAATTTAATAGCAAGTTACAACCAAATATCATATGATTGAGCAGTTCGTACCCTATTTGGTCATGGTTTGTATTGTATTTGGTGGCGTTTGTGCCGTTGTTACTACTAGGAACATCACAAGAAGTGCGCCAATCAGTACAAAAATTAAAAGACAATATGATTTGTATATATCCGACTTGGAGAGCTCAAACAAGCGCCTTAATGGGAAACTTAATCAGATGAATAAAAAAATATCAATAGATCCAGAATCAGCCGATGATCCATTTAGTGCAATTGGTTCTATTATAGATCAAATAGCGCCACAACTACCAGCAGGCATAAGACCATTATTAAAGAATAAAAAAGCAGTAGATTTCATAAGTAATTATGTACAGCAAAACCCAGAAGCAGTTAAACAACTTGTGGAAAAATTCACCAGCAAACCAGGAGCCAAATCAGCACCAGCAACACAAGAATCAACCTTGTAAGACTTGTGAAGATACAGAAACAGGCAAACCAACAGGTCAAGTTTTAACAAATGATATCGGCGCAACAGGTACGGAATACTTTAGTTTGATGGATTGTCCTACCTGTAAAGGACAAAAGTTTATTTACTAAATCTAACGATATTCGTTAATGGTTATTACAAGTTTAATTAAAAATATTTTGCCAATTGCAGTAGTAGGACTTGGCTTAGCTTTTTTGTATAATGTGGTGGCTCGACCATCACAAGCATCAGAATCAGCAACAGCATTATCATCAACATTATCAAGTTTTGGAACGGGTATTAGCGATGTTGGTCAAGGTCTTGGATCTGCTTTTGCTTCTTTTGGTTCAGGTTCAGCCAAATTACTAGATCCGTTATTTACTCTAAAAGATTTAGTTTATGGAGAGACTGCAAGTATTGTCCAGGGCGAACAAAACATTACTGCAAGTAATACAACGATTTTAGATCCTACACCTAATTCAGCATCAGATAGTGAAGGAGTAACACCACAAACACCAGCAAGTAATACAATTCCACAAAACCCACCAAATGCAAACCTTAGAGGAGGATCATATAGTGGGGGTTTTCAAGCTCCAAGAGCTGCTAGTGGTGCAGTAATTCCATTTGGAGGATTTAGACCAGCAGATATTTTATCAGATGCCAGAGTAGCTACAAGTTCAGAAAAAACATTATTACAAACTTTGACAGGTGGTTTACTTGGCTAAAAAAAGACGAAGTGCCAAACAAAAGGCAGCTACTAGAAAGCTTGTTTCGCTAAATAAAAGACGAAAAACAACGAAAAAAAGGACCGTAAAACGCAGTAAATCGACAAAAAAAGGTGGAATTCGTAAAACAGCACGAAAAGCATTTAAAGGATTGAAAAAGAAAAGAAAGAGTATGCCACGAAAAGGACTAAAAGGTTTGACAAGTTCGAGCACACTAAAGAAAGTAGCATTAGGAGTAGGAGGGGCAACGCTTGCCACTGCGATGATCTCCTTTATTGCACCAAACTCATCACTAGGTAAATTCGCACCAGCAGCTGGTGCATATGCACTTGGAGGAATTGAGGGAATAATTGGGAACTTTGCTTTAGGAATGTTAAGACCTCAACCAACAGGTAATCAAAATCTGGCACCACAAATGGAGGTATTATAATCATGGGAGTTCCCATAATGAGACAATACACATTCGCAGCACCGGCAGCAATTAATCAATTTGCACTAGCTACTGATGATGTCACTGGCTTAAGCGTTCAACAATTGAACAAAGACAATGCCATTGTAGACTATGTTAATGCAATCAACCCTGCCGGAACAGCACAATATCAAACGAGGTTGTTCATAAACAACTTAGAAGCAGGTCCTACATTCTTCTCTAGCAACTCAAACAGTGCTAGTGCAGGAAGAACAATCCCAGGACCTTTGCCAATATCTGTTCAAGGTAACAGTGGTGGCAAGCAACTAAGTTATTCAACAGCACAAACCGTACTTGGTGGAGGTGTAGCAGCTTATCAATTCATTGTCAAATACGCAAATCTATTTTGAGGTGTTTCAGTAAATGCCAACTAATATTCAAGGGTTCGAAGTCTTAACTAGACCAAAAGATACGAACATTGAATCTTTTCCTATTTTTATTACAGTACCTCAAGGCACTCGCCGAATTGTTACATTCCCAACAGAATTTAATGCAATTGCAATATCATTACAAATAGAAAATCAAGATGGTGGTAACTCTTGCAGTTATAGAATTAATTCATCTACAAATCCCCTGGTAAATATTCCAGCTTCTAATTTCAGATCTTTTGCAGATATGAATATTGTTTCAGTTGAAGTAGTAGCAGGGGCTACTGGACCAGTTATTTTGCAAGGTCAAATGGCAGCTTTACCAAAACCAACTTTACCGGAGTTTAATTCATTATGAGTTTTGGAGGTGGTGGAAATAGTCCACTAACAAATCATGTGCATGACAATAACCCTGGAGAGGGGGGTGCATTATCATCAACATTAACCTTAATGGGACCTGATGTTTTGTTTAGTTTAATTACTGATAATACAGCACAAGTAAATGCCAACACTGCAAATATTGGAACTAACACAACTAACATAGCTGCATTAACTGCAAATATGGGAAAATGGAACGCAAACAATACAAGCGTATTCAAAAATTCAGTTTTAGCCGGTGTACCGGCAGGGGTTATTGAAACAGTATGACAGCAGGGGATATAGTATCAGATATGTTTGTTCAAGCAAATACAACTGGCATAGTTGTACAGCCAGCAGTTGGAGTAAAAGTATTGATAACGTGGATGGGTGGTGGTGGTGATGCACACGTAGATGGAGTTAACGCAAGTGGAACCAATGAAGTTAATCAGGCTTCGGGAGTTAGTACAGGTACTAATTCAATTATAAGATATCAAGAGGGTGCACAAAACATGAAATTATTTTTAACCAATACACAATATATCAGATTTAGAACTACATCGGGTGTTCACTATGTATCTTATACAGGAATTGAATTATAATGATTGATGAAAATAAAATAATAGATTTAGAAGAACCAAAAAAAGATGATAAGATCAGAGATGATTCTTTTCAAAAAGCATTAGATGAATTAACAGATTCTGAAATACAAGAGATTACAGTAAAACGAGATAGTGAAGGTAAGATCACATTGTGGCATATTTTATACATTGATAATACTATAACTGATGAACAGGAGGTGTCTTAATGGAATCTTTAGCAACTTTAGGATTATTACTTGCAGCAATTATTACACCGATATCGACAATTGCGCTTTTAAAAATTCATAACGCAAACAAAAATTAAACTGCTCAATCATAAAAAAAGGTACGGGGCATTGAAAACCCCCGATACCTAACTAAATTTTCTATGACAAAAAGCACATAATGCATAACCATTAAGATCACACGATGAAATAAAATAAACGTGTTTTCTCTTTGTGCCTTTTTTCATTGTTTTTGTCATTGTGCAATTATTACCATGATAGGTCATGGTTCGATTACCTCTTTGCACTTTGGACAATGGTCCATAATTTGAATGGATTTGGATAAAATTATTCCACAATTACCACAGAAATTAGTTTCTACAGTATGCGTATTTGTTTTAATCCGTGCCATAGTTTTTCAGGACCATTTTCATTAGCTCTTTAGTTTCTGGATCATTACACATTGTTTCGAAACAAGCGTCACAGTAACACAAGTTATCAAAACAAATGCAATAAGTTCTTCTAGAACATCTAGAGCAACATTTGTTCAAATATGTCATAAATTTTACAGTTTATTACTTTGTAATAAACCCTAGGGCAATCCTACATGAAAAAAAACTACGTTTTTATTCATCTTCATTTCCATAATGGTAACGAATGACACTGGAGTGTCCTTCGTAGGCAATC